ATATCCCCGACCGCTACGGCGCCGATCTCGCCCTCTTCGAGTTTGAGCGTTACGAGCTTCTGCTCCTTGTCCACGCTCTCGATCACCCCGGCGCCCGGAGCGCTCCAGTCGTCCCCGACGCTGATGCCCACACGGTTGTACCGAAGCTCCGGAACCTCCAGAAAACGACGGATGAAGAGGCTCTCCAGCTCGCCGGCGCCTTTTTCACTTATAAACCCGCCCACTCCGGTAATACCGGAGGCATATGATGGTCCAAATTGTGCCCCTGCGTTGAAAGTCATTCTACCTTTGAACGTATCGGGTGCCTGCTTGTTGGCAAACTCCCATATTGCCCTTCGTGCAGAATAAGCATTTGTATCGGTCGGGAAAGTATTATCGTATCGGGTGATTAGATATATAGCCGCTCCATTCTCCGCAATGCCTATACGTTGGGAATAGAGCGATGCTTTCACGTCCGATTCAATACTGCCCAGGCGGGAATAAGGAGTATTGTCGCCTATCGTATAGGTTGCGATGTACTCGTTGTATAGTTTTTTTTCATAACCTTGAATCCGGGAAAGACGACCGTCTATACCGAATTGAGGACCCATTAATCGTACAGCCTGTCCTGCTTCGTAGTTTTTTTCGTTGTGTGTACAATACACGGGATTCGTTTCACAGTCATAGACTGTCGTGTCGCTGCTATGTTTGGCAGCATAGGAAGTGCCGACCTCAAGAAGTTCTTGTTCTGCTTCGTCTATGCGTTGCTGGGGGAGTTTGACGCCTGTGAGTACGAAAGTGTCAGGCCCTCGGTCATCATCTTTTCCACGAGGACGCATGTTTTCATTCGGTATAATCTGCTGACTTTCGCCGGACGTTTCGACTTGGGCGATGATTTCAAATTTCTTGTTGAATCCGTCTTCGGGTTTCCAGGTCGCGGGGTCGATATTGTCGCCATTGTCGTCGATAAGGGCGAGTTCGAAATCCCAGCCGATCAAATCGCCGCTCGTAAAATGTGCCCCCAGCGTTTCTCCTTCGATTACGTCTGAAGGTAGAAATGGCGTGTCGTTGCATACCATGACGTATGCCTTGTCGGTCTGCCCTTCAATGATTGTCCGATCGATAGTTTCTACCGAAGTGACGGTTTCCGTGTTCTTCGGGTAGATGTCGTCGAAAAACACTACGACTTCCTTGATTTCGTTTTTTGTAAGTCCGGGACGTGCGTCTATGTATTGCTGCCCATCCGGAAGCCGTAACCGGACTTCGGAAACGTGGTTCGTTACGCCGCCCTGTTCGGATTGTCCGTATTCTTTCGTCAGGTTGCGCGTGGAGCCGAATACATAGAAACGGGTCCCGTATTCGGAATCGTCCCCTTTCTTGGCCGGGATGCTTTTGACGACTTCTCCGCGTTTGAATGTTTCCGGCGTTCCGAAGTTCAGTTTTCCGAAATGCAGGGTTACGATACTACCGTTCTCCTCGGTCCACCATTCGACATCGAAAGTCTCGGCAATGGATGATAAGGCATCCCAACAGGTATCGCCATTGAACGATACGAGCTTGTTGGTTTCCGGATGTTCGACATTTACACTTCCCATCTGCCAGTTGTTTCCTCCCAGTGCCTTGTTCATGTTGGCGACGATGAGCGCCCCGAAGGATGCCAAGTCTGTCGTGTTGTGGAATACAGCTTCAGGATTATCGCCTCCCAGCCAGAAGCAGATGAAATTTTTCATGTGGTTTTGCTGCGCCTGGAACTGAAGCGTGTATTTGTAGCCGCCGGTTTTGTTGTCGAAATCCGGATAAACCTCCGACATGATTTCGAATTTGCGGCCTTTGTAGGTGATGTATGATCCGAGGGGGAAATCCAGCGGGGTAAGCAAACTAAAGGGGAGTTCGATGTAATAATCCCCCATAAGTGCGTATTTGATAATGGCACTCGTTGTTACGGGCGCATCGTATATCGCTTTACCGGAAGGGTTGTATATTGTCATTTCGTCGATATATGTATCCTGTGCCATCACAGGGTCGATACAAAAGTGTGGGGTTTCGGCACATTATGCAAGTAATTTTAAGAAAAAATACAGAAAAACGCCCCGGTCTTTTGACCGGGGCAAGAGGGGGTTGCTTCCATCCGTATTTTAAGGTTTAAGCCATGAACTTTGCGGCTTAACGATTAGACGAGCGTTGTTATATGCCATCTTCAATGTTAAGCATGTGCGCGCTGTATAGGTATTATTCCCTATTTTATGCGTGGCTAAAGCTAAATCCGGATTGGGTGATCCAGGGGTAAGGCATAAGGGCAACAGAAGTTGTATTTTCCCTTCGTAATACAGGGGGACAGCTATTTTGTAATTTGACCTTGCTTTTTTTTGGGCTTCATTAATCGCGCCAACGAGTCTTCTGCGCATTTCGTCTGAACTCAGCCCTTGCATGTGTGCAGGAAATCTGTCCATGTTGTCCGCAATGATATGGTCGATTTGAGGGACTACCCTGCATTGAGGATTGAAAATCAAATCCTCGGGTTTCTGGAAAAAATCAGCAATGTCCGGAATATTATCGCCGAATTTGCTAATTAGCTGAATATCGCTTTCCCTGACAAATGCCTTGAAAACATAAGGCGATAAACCTTTCTCGGCTACATCTGGCCTATTGTTGCGTTCAGCAAGAGCAAATATGCTTTCCAAATTTGCAGTTACAAGTCCAGTATTGAAACATGCAAAATTGTTATCAGAAGAAAAGGATATTTTATTTTCAGATTTAATTTTGCGGAAAGTATGTTCGATATAACTTTTCAAAATGGAATATTTGGCTTGCGTAGCATCTGAGAAATCCCATGGTTCCGGATCTGCTATATTATTCGCAAGATATTCAATAGATGCGTCATAATTAGGGAACCAACAAAAGTCAAAAAGAGCCGAATGAAATTTTTTCATAAACGTAAGTTTTTTATATTGTCAATAAATAAAAAGACCGCCATGTAATATTATGACGGTCTTATTGTATCCTTTATGTTCGATATTCGTGGTTACGGATAGACCCGTACGTCTATATTTCATTATATGATGCAAATATAATACACGTTTTTTCGAGGTGCAAATTTTTTGCCAACTTTTTAGTTGCACTATGAAAACGTAGCCGAATACACGTTTATTGTCCTAACGTATGGAAATGATAAAGAGCGAAATTCGTAAGATTGGAGAAGAACTGCAATTGATTTGATAAGGATGGGGAGGGGCTAACGCATCATTTTACGATGAATAGCAGAAGCGAGTAAAAGGCTGGGATAGATTCCCGGCCTTTCCTATTCGCGTGCTGCCCGATCTGCGGGGTTGGGTTCTCGGAATTTCACTGCTAATTTACAGGCATTCAATCGATAATTTTCAAATTGAGTGCTGTTGCTATATAAAAGATTATACGTATTGCCTAAATCCGGGACATATAGTGTTACGGTTCCTTTGTGTAATTCTGCAACAAAAGCAGCATAGTTAGATAAAAATGCCTCTTGTGATGTTCCTTTGATCAAAAATGTCAATGTTACGTCACGTTCATTTACAACCGGTGAATCCGGAACAATAATATCTATTCCGTTTTGTGTTGGATCGTCATTTTCGACAAATTCTTTGAGAGATGGAGGTGTAAGGAGGGCTGCATATGCTCCTGAAAGCATGGCAACTCCCATTGTAGATAACGGTTTGTTATTTATAGTTACTTCTGTTGTTGGCATGTTTTATAGGTTATCAAGTTTTCGATTTATTGCAACAAGAATTTCGACCATTGCAGGCAATATGCGGGTGTATGTTCGAATATCTGCAACATTACCATTCAATTGAATCATAATATCTCGGATGTCAAAAGTCACATTACGCGTATCCATATTGATCGATCGAAGCAGCTCCATACCATTGACAAGGATGTTCATTTTACCTTGCATGTCAGTAAAGCGACCGTTGAGTTCGTCGCCTGTGTCTTGGGACATTGCCTGAAAACCGCGTGAAGTAGCATTCTGGGTAGATGCCTGATTGTCGGATAGCAGAGAACCTGCCCATCCATATTTATCATCTAAATATTTTTGTAAGTCATCAGCCATTTTATAGGCCTCCTCTTGTTCCTCGGCTGAAAATACCCCATCTAACCAGAACTCTTGCAATCTCTCGCGAATTTTCTTCATGGCTTCGGAAGATTGTATGGCAGATTTAATACTTTCTATTACCATTTGACGCATCATATTCCGAACCACATCTCGTGCGGTTCTTGCCCGATCTTCCCCGTTTGCCCATGCATCGGCGTAAGCTGTCGCGAAATTGTCAATCGCAGATTTTAGATCTTCGCCAAAAATTGCATCTAAGGCCTTTTCCTTATTTTCTTCTATTTGTTTATTTATCTCATCGATTTGATTTTCCCATTCTTTGATTCGTTCTTCATCCGTGTCTTTTTTACTACGCTCTTCTGCTATTTGATTTTGTATCAATATTTTTTGCTGTTCGAGTAATTCATTCTGTTGTTCGATAAGTTCAGAAGCATCTGTAGAGTATGCCTCTTCAACGGCCTCCCCGAGTTCATCATATGATTTTTCGAGAGCATCAATTTGACCTTGTAAGCGCTGAATGTTACGTTCTTTTCGTCGATCTCCGCTGAAAAGGTTTATCAGGCTGGTGATAGCCGACGCAGTTCCTTGAATGCCTTGAACAATATTTCCAGATGCGAATCCACTCACAGCTTGTGCTGCTCCGCCTACAGCACCTGCAATGTTGTTAATGGAGGCCGTCGTGTCTTCATCTGCTCCTAATGCTGACGCAATAGAAGACACACCGCTTATTGATGCCGCAACGATGTCAAGCGCCTCCGCTACTGCTTGCCAGGCATCTTCACGTAGCTTTACAGCTCGAAGATCATCCCCATCTGCAAGTGCCTTTTTATAAGCCTTGAAGTTTGCCGAAATACTTGCGAATGGATTCTTCCGAGTGGCTATATCTGCTGCTTGGTCAAGTTGATCTGTTATTGCTTTGAGGTTTATCGGATCAAAATCGGCATTTTTGAGTTGTTCGTTGATATTGTCTATAATACGCCGTATCTCTCTGCTTGATAGGGCGTCGAGGTTTTGGAACAGATTAATCCAGTCATCGGTTTTCATCAGTTCGTCCACCTTGATTTGTCCGATTTCCTCTGTTTCATGTTTGTCGATTTGAGGAATAAGGTCGGAGCGGCCGTTCTTTGTTGCTGTTTCCCTGTCTTTGGCGTGTTTCTCGCGTATCTTGGCAATCTTATCCTCCATCGTACCGTATTTCTCGACAATGGTATTTAGGCTGGCCGCAATTTCCGCTTGGTCGATCTTGATACCCAAATCGGTCGCTTGCTCTTTGGTGATATTTCCAGCCTTCAGAGCATCTTCTACCCACTTGCGGAACTCCTCGTATTTGTCTTTTATGCCTTTGATGCGGCGATCTTCTTCCGAGAGCGTGTCATCGGTGATCTGCTTGTATATCTTGTCAAGCTCTTGGGCGTATTTCAGTTCTATGGCAGCTCGGTCATCGGCATTTTTTTGCTGAATATTCGATTGCCTTTCCTGAAAATCTTTTGTTTGATCTGCAGTTATGATTCCACCCTGTGCGGCTTTTAGTTTCGATTTGTCCTGTTCAAGTTTATCCAGTTCCTCTTTTGTGCGCAGGTCTATTTCGGCCAGCTCTTTCTGCTTGCCATCTTTCAAAATATCGATGCGCGATTGCTGAAGGGCTTTATCATTGGCGAGAATAAGATCGGATAGCTTTTTCTGGGCTTTGGCGGCATCCGTCACCGTTTTGCCCGAAACGCTGTATTGTTTAATTTTCGAATCGTATTCGGCGATTTTGGCGATCAGCTCATTCCATTTCGCTGTCCCTTTCAATGAAACGTCCATCGCTTCGAGAGCTGCCTCCGCCTCCTTCTTCTGTCCTTCCCAATAGGATTTGTTGCGTACTTCTTGGGGCTGTTCTGGTGTTTCGGTATTTGTAGAACTTTGGGGTGTTGGAGCTGTAATACCGAATCGTTTGCGGGCCAAATCATCTGTTTCACGCAGTACCTCTTGTGCTTCAACTATATTCGCTATAAGTTTTGCGACACGTCCCGTATATACTTCAAATTGGGTTGTTAGCCCCAATGCTCCGCCTATTGTTGCTTCAAAATCTTTCAATCCACTTATACGTAATATCCCCGCCGAATTTTGAAGAACTTTTATCGAACCGTCGCTTATGGCTTTTTGTAATTCAACGCCATACTGCGTACCCAATTCATCGCCGTATTTTTTTATAAGTTTGTTGAAAATTTTGTCATAGCTTTTGGTTGCCGTTTGCTCGAACAAATCAGTCTGCTCCCGTGAGAATTTTTCGTATTGACGAGCGTTATAAGATTGCAATATTGCATCAGTAAGACTGTTATATTTTTGAGCGAGAGTTTCAACCGTAAGTGTTTCGGCTTTTAGTCCGGCGTCATATTTACCGAATTTTTCTATTATTTCGTTACGAATTTTGTTATATTCTTCCGTTCCCTCCTTTGCCGCTTGTAATTTCCCTTTAAGCCTGCCTAACTCCGATTGTTCTACTGCCGCAGAACTTGCCGCTTCGGCTATACTGTCATTCAGCTGCTTTTGGGATTTTGCCGCGCTATATATCCCGTCTGAATATTTCCATACGGCGATCCCAATAGCGGTAAGGACACTCAAAGCCAACCCGAGCGGATTAGCATTAAACGCCGTATTAAATAACAACTGTGCATCCTTTGCGGCGGTTATACCTTTCGCCAAATCAAAAAATGCTTTGATATTTGCTGCGGTTACAACTATTTTTTGTGCCGCTGCGGTCAAGATCAATGTTGCTTTGTAGGCACCGTATGCCGATACCAACGGAATTAGAATATCCAATACCTTTTGGTAATTCTCGACAAGTGAAATCGTACCCTTGAGCACACCCGTGATGACGCCTTCCTGCGATTTGCCGAGGTCGTTGAACATCATGTCGAGAGCATCGCCGAGATTGGAGATGAGGCCCGTAATGGTTTTGGATTGCTCCTGCATCAGGTTGTGGAACTTCCCGCCCTCGTTCGTCATGCTTTCAATAGCCTTCTGCACCTCTGGAAAGCCTATTTTGCCTTCCGTGACCATCTGTGAGATTTCTGCGCGGGTCTTGCCGAGTTGCGTTGCCAACTCTCCCGCGAGGTCGATGCCTCGGCTTTGGAACTGCATTACGTCACGTGTGTATAAACGCCCCTGTACGGCCGTCGTGCCGTACAACCACGTGAGGTCTTGCAGGTTCAGTCCCAGACCGGCCGCAACATTACCGAGCCGAGTCAGTGTGTTGGTAACATCCTCTGCTGCGAATCCATATGCGAGAAGCTGGCGGGCGCCGCTGGCCACGCCTTGCAGGTCAAACGGCGTTTTGGCGGCCAGTTCGACCATTTGTGACATCAATGCATCAGCCTTTTCTTTACTTTGGAGCAGAGTTGCGAAGGCCACTTCGAGCTGTTGAAACTCGCCACGAGTTTGCGCGATTTGTTTCACCAGCCCCGCAAGCGACACTCCGACGCCGATTTGTCCGAGGGTGGTAGCCAGGCGACGCATTGCAATATCCATACGGTCGGCGTCCGTCACGACACTGGACGTTACGGTTTTGGCCGTTTTCTGAAGTTCACGGAACTTGCGAATTGCTTCATCGTTATCTATGACTACGGTAAGGTTTATACTCATAATACGATGACGGTTTTATCTTTATTGATTTCTACCTTTGATCCGCTGATGTTCACGACTTTTATTACGGCATAATTCGAAGCGTTGATTGTGGCCGAGGCTCCATGCATAAGAATGACAGTGTGGACGAAATCTACTCCCGAGGCTTCTATTTCAGCCGACGTATTGCCGACTAAGCAAATGTATTTTCGCTTGTCGAGCCTTATGCATCCGCAATCCACATACATGTTGCAATCACTCACTTCGTTTTTGTGAGCTTGAAATATTCCCAGCGGAGGGAAATTGTTTTTATGGCAAAATTCAAGTCCTTGTGGCGTAAAAAACAGAGAGGTCAGGGAGTGAAAATTTTTCACTTTGTCCAGTCGTTCGCAGGCGCCGAGTGCGGACGCGGATTTTAGGATGTTGTCAAGCATATAAATTATTTCGTTTGTTATCGTTTGCCTCCTGCCATCAGAAGAAGTGTGTTCATTGCATTAGGATCGTTCATGTCAATTATATCGGGAACTTTTGATTGTTCATTGTTGGGAATATTAGTTGTTGATTTACTTTTACAATCCGTTTTTAGAGCGTCGGAAATCATAAGCTGTACGTTAGCCCATGAAATCCCCCAAAGAATATATTCAAGAGTCCAATGATAGCGGTTTATAAGATTATCTATTTGTCCCCAGATACTGCGCCCTCCGTAGTGGCTATCCGCTCCGCTGTTGTCGTTGGGGAAATCATTACCCGCAGCGTTCTTACCAAGCGAATAGCGTTCATAAAATCCGCGTAGTAGGATTGAAATACGATGGTGGACAAAATGTTTGTAAGAGCTGTTGTATCCATTGTAGGGGACCAGTATATAAGTTTTGTCCGCTCTTTAAGCATATCTTCGATTTCTTGTTGCGTCCGAAGTGTGGCGATAGCGATTATTTCGGCCACCTCTTTTGATTTTTCGGAGCATATGGTCCACATACGTTTAACAGCACCCTCCATCTGTTCGTCGTCGAAAATCAGATCAAGGTCTATTAGTCGGCGACTTATCATCGCGAGTCGTCCGAGTTGGAGGGGGTATAGGTAAAGGGTTATTTGTTCTTTGTCATTGCCTTCAATCTCGAACGATTCAATTTTTTCAGTCAGTGTGTCAAGTGCACGTTGTTCTGTAAGGCGGCCGACTTCTTCTTTTTTCATATTATAAACTATTGTTTTTGCTCCCGCCCCGTCCTCGAGACGTGATGCAAGTCGTCAGCTTTCCAGCGGGATAGAGAATTTACAAAACGCTCTTGGTATATTCCGGAGTTGTAATCGGCCACCAGGAATAACCACCTTGTTCCGGAGCTAAAACTTTCGCAGATACTTGAATTTGGAGCGGGTCGGTTTTATTGATTCCACCACCCAATGTCGCTACATATTTTAACCTTGCAAAAGCGATGGAGCCTCCACTTTTGGAATCGAATACGAATGCTTTTACTCCTTCGTAAATCTCGCCTTTTGCAGGTTCTGTAGTTCCGAAGTAAAATTCCATCGTGTCGTCGTCAAAATCTACGACATTCCAAGTAACTTCTTTTGTGCCTGTCGTTTCGTCGATTGCAGAGTAAAATGGGTCTGCTTCTCCTTCCCGATAAAAATCATTACTGGAAGGTATCGCGAAATTGGTGGAAACACCACCATTATAAGGCTGACTGATTTTGGTGAAAGCCTTCATTAAGTCGGCAGCCTCAGCGTCTTTTACTCCTTTCGGGAGAGGATTACCTGCATGAACGGCTTTCAGTCCGATTATTTGTCCCATGTTTAATATTTTTTAAGTTTTACTTTGAGGTTTGAAAATGTGTAGGAGATCCCCTCCTCACTAATAAGAGTTTCATCGCTCACATCAAAGAACCAGCGTTCGTTGATAGGGTAGTATCCTATTGAATCGAAAGCGAGACGAGTTAGTTCGTTCAGACGGTTGCGATCGGGGTAGCGTTGCTCTTCACGACCGATTGTCGGTGTTGTGTCCGGTACATAAATGTTTACATTTACGGTTGCCACCTGCGAATCTCCGACGACATTTGACAATGAGCCTACGACGATAAATTCTCCCGAAGGATTATTCGGGTAGTGGTCCGCATACATCATCGGCACGGTCTTCCCTAACAGCGAATCCCGGATGCGATCCCAGACGAGTTTGAATATTTCCGTAGAGGTCAGGTTCATCGCTTTTTCGATTTTAAGAATCGAGCGAACTCCGCTTTGAGTTTTTCAGCAGTAGATTCCACCCAGTTTCCCGACCCTTCGAGAACGTCGAAACCTTTAGCCTCGACATATTTCGCGTATTCCATACCGGCTACCCATACGAGATATGTTTTGTTAGCGGGAAGTTCACGGGCGACAGACCGGGCATGTTCAAGCCCTTTGGCATGAGCTTCATCGGCACCTTTGTTCCCTTTAGGATTGCCGTCCGGTCTGACACGGCGGTTATACTTGAAAGATTCAGCAATGATTCTTCCGTATTGTACCACAACATACCCGATGGAGTTGCGTAGGTTACCCGTGTGATCGGTATAACTACCGTGTTCGCGGGCGTACTTCACCACTCTTTCCCCCAACGCCGACAACCATTCTACAGCTTTTCGGTCGTACTCTTCTTTTGCTCGCGCAAATTCAAGTTCCACCTCACGCCAGTTGGTACACTTTACAGCCATAATCTCGTGTTTTCGTAACGTTGTCCGCTTTTGTAGAATCCCTGTACCGGATACGACGCCGTGTCCTTGTCTTTCGGTTTGGCCTCAGTGCGGAGCGAACGGTCGAAGATGTTGAATCCTCGGCTGTCGAATATGCGTACTTTCGTCCCGATAGGAATTGGCTGTGTATCTGCAGGCATCGTAACCTCGAAAGAGTAGAGGAAGGCATCCCCGTTTTGCCCTTTGATTTGCTGTGCTCGTCCATTCTGACGGGCATTGCATCGTCCGATGACACGCCATTCATGCGCACCTTCGATCCACGAACCATCAGGATTTTGCGAGGCGTCCTCCTCGTACCACATTTCGAGCGTATAGGGGAATCTTACCATTGGTCGGAAATGTCGGTAATTTTCGATCGAGTATCGAACTCTTCGGCAATATCGTCCAGCCCGTTTTCCTTTGCGATATGGAAAATGCGCTTTTCCAGTTTGTCCGTGTACGACAATGAATAGCCCCCGTTGCTCTCACTCGCAAGAACAATGAGATTTCGCAGAATGGCGATTGTGGCTTTTGCCACGCTAATTTTATCGGTTACCGTATAGTCTGCTTGAGTGTCTATTCCCTCGTCAATGCAGGCCTTTTCTTTGAGGAAAGGATCCACATCGTAAGGATACAGACTTGCCGATATTGCCTCGAAATTCTTCATACAACTACGATTCTACGGTCAGCGAATAGATGCCGTTGATTTCGGTGATAACCGGAAGTGACAGCGACTGTGCTTTCGTGAACTCTACGCCGTTAGAGTTGTCGGTTTCGCCCTTGCCCCACTGTGAAATGCGGATGCGTCCGTAGTTAGAGTAGGTGACACCCGGCTCTTGCCGCAGCTCGTTGTCGGCATAGGCGTTCTTGATGACGCCCAGTTTGCCCGCAGGTACGAACACGAGGCTCTTGTCGTTCCACGGCGAATACTCCGTAAGTTTACCGTTATCCTGAATACGGGTCATGCGGCGGATGACTTCGAATGTCGGGAATCCGTTCGAACGCATAAACTCGTTCAGGTTCGCCAGCAACAGCGGTGTGGACGACTTGTCACTACCGAATACCGCCAACTTCATCTTCTTGTTGCGGAGGATATACGACAGGCGTTTCTGCGAGAGCAGAATGCGGTCGAACGTAACTTTGTCCTGTGCAGCATCGAGGATGGCTTGAATATCCTCCAGCGTATCGACCGTATCTTTATTGCCATCCGTCCATAACGTTTTCGCGGTGGCAATGTTCTCGCTCGGCATTTTGTAGTCGATCGTACCGCGCACACCACCCTCTGGGTTATTGGACGCGTCAAACGTGAATACGCCTTTGTTCGACAATGCTCCGAGGAAGATGATGTCCAGTTTCGATTGCACGGAGTTCACGACCTTCGTAACATTGTTCCACATCAGATTGATGAGCTGCTGTGTCTTGGCCGAATCGGACAGCATCCGCGAATCGAGAATCTGCAACACCTTACGATACTCTTCGATAGGCATCGAATAAGACATCTGGTGGGTTAATACCTTCTGCTTGATCGTTTCCAGTCCCTCGGTTCCCATGATAGGCTCCTTACCTTTGGAGTCGAGCGTTGCAGCGGCGACGCTCAAATTGTACGAGCCGATCAACTCCTCGAAGTTCAGTCCGACGGTGGGGGTGTCCCAGTCGAGGAATCGCTCGTAAATATTTTGGTCGAATAGCCGCTTACGCAGTTCAGAGGCGGCATCGATGCGAATCTGCACCTGTTTAGTCAGTTCGCCGAAAATGGATGAATAAAATACTTCGTTCATTGTTTACCTCCTCTTTTACTGTCGTACATACTTGATTTCGGGGTTGTTCTTCAGGCTGTAACCCTGAAGCCATGCAGCAGGGACGGGATAGGCTACATCCTTGAGGATGATACCTGCATATCCGGCCGATACGGTCTGGAATCCGTTATTGGCGGAATAGACCATGTCGGTTTCGACAACTGCATCAGGCAGATTGTCGTCCGAGAGGACATCTACGCCTTCAGTCGCACCCGTTACGGCCGCTGCGAACGTGATCACATCGTAATCTGCATTTTTGGTATCAATGCTTTTTACGGTCGAATTTGACTCGCCGACCTTAACCGCATCTCCTACTTGGAGCATGGAACCCTTCTTGACATGTGGAGCAGTGGTTGTGCCGCCCGACAGAACACGTGCACTCTTGCATATGGAACATTCCATGTTGTCGAAGTCGAGCTTGATCGGCGTACCTTTGGGAATCTTTGTCCCTTCGGGATAGGTTCCCTTCAGTTTGAAGTCCCCCGGCAATACGGCGAACTCACCGCGCCAGAATATGGGGAAACCGCCCTTTACTTTTGTTTTTTCAAATACGATTGCCATGATTTTACGTTTTGGTTACTCTTTGTCCGGAAGTGTTTCAGCCCACGCCTTTGCGAGTTCTTTGCCCTGCGCTTCGGGCGTGGACATCGGGAATCCCGAACCTTTCCCTTCCAGCCCTGCGGTAACCAGATTTTTCTGCACGTTTGCGAGGTAGTCGCCGATCGTTTTTTCATCTGCATCGTCGGCGATGACGAATCCCTCTTTCATGCGCCACTCCGGAATACCGAGTTCTTTTGCCTTTGCGGAGATGAGATTGGCCCGGTCGTTCTTGGCCTTTTCAGCTTTCAGAGTATCGCTCTCCGCTTTGCTGGCGTTGTAACGCTCCTCCTGTTGCTGCTTGTAGGCTTTGAACCACGCAGGTTCCTCATCGTCGGGTTCGTTTTTTTTGCCCTGCCCGCCCCCATTTGCAGGAGATGCCTCACTCTTTGCCTTGAGTTCGTCATACAGTCCTTTCAGTGCGTTGTACTCGGTGCGTGCACGATCAGCGTCAGACTGGAAAACTTTAAGGAAAGGTTCGACCCCGCTGACTGCGGTTTCAATTTGCGATTCATCGGTGACGGATTTTTCCAAAATGGAGGCTACTCCGTCGAGAGCCTTCGCTCCGAACCCCAAATTAGAATACTTGGTTTTCAGCGCTACGAGAATTTTCTCTTTCATGTTTTTTCGTTCTATATGGTTTCGAATAAATCATCATATTCGCACAAAAAAGGTCTGTCAGCCGACGCCAACAGACCCACTAACAATTACATGAAGGTTATATCGTTCTGCAACTGGTGGGCTGCGACTTCACAGCCTCTGCGACAAAAGTCAGTATGTTCGGCACATTATGCAAATTATATTAAGGGAAAATTCGTTAAAAAAAGAGGAGAGCAATTCTCACTGTCGGAAAATAGCTTTATTGAAATGATTCATTCCAAAAAGTGCGAAAAATAGTGCAAGAAGGAGAGGTATCCCGCAATGGGAAATTAGATTGGGTTTGTGTCTAAATTGTGTGCCCGACTAAAAACAAACCAGTCACCTACAGGGCTGTAAGTGACTGGTTTTCTGTGTGGTGCCACCGGGAATCGAACCAGGGACACAAGGATTTTCAGTCCTTTGCTCTACCAACTGAGCTATGGCACCATCCCGTCTGAATATAGATGCTATTCAGTGATTTACGCATAGCCCGTTCGCCCCTTGTTTCTGTCTTTTCGTTGCGGTTTAACTGACGGTTTAACTCTTGATTTAATCGAGATTATTAGTAATTAAGTGAATTAGTATTATTGCAGTCAAAGGAAAACGCCGCATTTTTTCGGCCTTTTCTCCTTAACCTTTATAGATACGATGCAATTCAACTCCACCGAATTTTAATGGATTAAAATAGTTTGCCTTGCATCCTTTCGGCTTCTTGCTTTTGTCTGTTCTTTTTGCCTTCGGGAGTTTCTATAGGCTTTTCATTTTTAAAATATTCATCTACTCGGACTATATTATATTCTGTTATTTTTTCATCTCCATTGCTATCTATATTTTTTTTGATCTCGAGTAGACATTTTATAGAAGAACCGTTTGTAAATTCAATGGTTCCTGTTTGCACCAATGTTTTGAACTCGTTTGATTTCATATTAAATGCAACAGTTTCTCCATTGTATATCCCTCTCCATTTGTAATCTCCTTTTTTTAGGACTGGGGATATTATTTCGATAATTGCCCCATCTACTATTTCTGATGGGAGATCGCTTGATGTTATGATATAACTCGGAAAATTAGTTTTTTGAACAAACAATTCAGGACTAATAGGTATAAAATTCTCATCTTGTGCTTTAACCGAAATTTGAGTTACGTTCGGTTCTTGGTTTAGTTGTTCATAAAAATTGGAGCGTTTTTTCTCTATTTTATCTTGTTGCTGTATTTGTCTAAGCATTTCTTGTTTTAGCTCTATATCTAAACGAAGATTCTCTTTTTGCATCTGTTTTACTTCCTCGTCTGCGAAAATATTTTCGATGGTCTGTTGCACAATAGACTCAATGGTAGTTGTTATCGGAGTGGCAATTATTGTTGTTGCCAAAGTTGTTACGATGGCAATATATATAGTTTTTTCTTTCCCATTGAGGGCTCTTTTAAATGATTTAGCTTTTAGTCGAAACCAGCGAATAACACCCCCATTTGCCAAAGGCATTGTTTCGATAGTAACGGAAAGCCCCCATTGTCCTGCTATGCTATCAAGTATATCCAATAATTCCCTCTCGCACTTATTTTGGATATTTGCATCTATTATGTGAGAGTTGTCGTCCATCCAATAATGGAGTTCGATTGTATTTGCTTGCAAGATAGACTTAACCATAGCTACAAATTTTCTATAAATGTATAGAAAATTGTAATATTATCAAAAAATTGAGTTGCTAAAATTGTCTTAAATAGTTTTCGCAAAATCCAGCTAACGGGAATTTCACCATCTCGTTCCGTCCGTCGGGTGTGGTGTATTGGAATAGGATTGTATCGGCTTTCACGTGGTAGTCGAACAAATTCACCTTTTCGCCCGTTCCCTCGATTTGTG